AGGATTGCCGCGGAGACTGATAAGGCGGCAGAAGCAGCTAAGGTCAGCCCGTTGCAAGACATGCGCGTGGCAGCACAAGAAGCGGGGGGTAAAATCTGGACCGGGGATAAGGGCCACATACACGGCGATCTACTACATAAAATATTGGAAGAAGGTGGAGACCCGGAAGCAGAATTGACTATGGGCTTCACCCGTGACCAAGGTAAAACCTTCCTTACTAGGGAAGAAGCTGCCGCTCAACTACCCAGAGAAGCGTCACATCAGGCGAGTGAAAACTACATCCCGCAGGCGACGGGGGAAGGGTTACGGGATACACAGGCCAACCCCCCGCACCCGTTTGATGGCATCAACAAAGCCAAGGTCAACGGCGAAGAGGTGAACCGTACCGAGGGGGAAACGAGCCAAGCCTTTGCAGACCGGATAGAACAGAAGCAGATCGAAACTGCGCCGAAGACCATTGCCGATTTAGTGGAGGAGCTGGGCAAGGCGCGGGCTGAGCATGGCGACCCGGTAATCGAGCAGATCCAGCCGTCACAGTTTAACCCCAAGATTGCACCACTGATCACCAGGCTTGACGATGAGCTGAACAAATTGGTCACCAATGCCAAGGTCGACCAACAGAAGATATGGGCGATGACCAAGGCCCTGCCGGAGAAGTATATGACCCCAGAGTTTCAGGATCGGGTTAATACCGAGAACGAAGGGGTGAAGCTCGGCCAGGAAGTGTCGCCAGAGGTGGCTGAGTACAACACTGCCGTCAAGAACATGACCGATCGGCAGACCGAGCTGCGCCAAGTCATTGCCACCAAGCTAGGAGACAAGGCGCCGGAAGAACTGAAGAACTGGGTTGGTGTCGAGGCCGGGGATGTTCGCCGCATTGCCCACGGGGAGGAAGCAGGCGCGCGGTCACCACTCGACCCGGACCTGAGCCGTGATCCGATCACCAATGCCTTCCGCGGCCGGAACATCAGCAAGAACGTAAAGGGTCTGATCACCACCGAACATTACCGCGTCCTGGAGAACGACAAGACCGGAGAGCGCAAGTTTATCTCCGACGACCCGAAGGCCAAACTAAAGGTTGGCACCAAGGTTCCCGATCCGTTCGGGGAAGGTTTCACGGTCAAGGAGGCCACGACAAAGGAGATCCAGGCCAACACTGACAAGAAGTTCTATACCAATTTTCACGCCAATCTCGCCGACGACCTGGCCCGGCTGGAGCGCATCAACCGCAACATCGACTTCCTCGACCCGGTGAAAAAGGAACTGACGGACAAGGGACTGTTTGTGTCCCGCTCCGATGCCAATACCTACGCTCCACCAAACGGCATGAAGAAGGTTGATCTGCCAGCGATGAATGGCTACGCCAATGCCAAGATCGCAGACGTACTCAACGATTTCTGGGGTGGTGGTAAGTCGGACCTGGAGAACTGGTTGACCAAATCCAGCCGGTTCCTGATGAATGCCTTGTTCATTTCACCCGTTGTTCACGCCGGCAACGTCGCGGCTCACTATGTTGTAGGCCGGGGCATGAACTGGCTAAACCCGATTGGCTATGGTCGCATGGGGTATTACGGCGCCCAAGCAGTTAAAGATGTGTGGACCCTCTCGCCCCGATATCTGGAAGCGTTGGAACACGGCGGGGGCTACCAGTATTTAGGTACGCAGCCACAGGTCCAGAACTTCTACGCGACCATGATGACCAAGCTCTTTCACGAGCAGATGGCCGACGCCCACACCTGGGGTAGTTATGCTAGATCGCTGGGGTTCCAGGCTGTAGGAGATCTGGTCAAGGCCGAGCTAAATTGGTCGCAGAAATCGCTGTGGTTTATGAACGACGTGTTCCTGCACGCCCGTGTCCTTGAGCTCATGGATGCAGACGGTATTCGGCTGGGTGGTGGTGGCCCACGGATGTCCATGCCTGAAGCCATTCGCCTGGCAGAGAAGGACATCCCGAACTATCGGATACCCTCACAAGTCATGGGCTCACACATCCTGTCGGAATATCTCAAGAGCCCGGTCGGCATGAACTTCGGCCGCTACCGTTACGGTCAGATCCGAGCGATGGCGTTGAACGTTACCGACTTAATAGGCCCTGGTCGATCGGTAGCCGAACGCCTCGACGCTGCGGCCAAGTTGGCGATCATGTACGGCATCTCCGCCTACCTCTACCCGGCAATGAATGCAGGTATCCAGCAGCTCACTGGAAACAAGAACCTAGAGGTGCGTCCGTTCGGCCCGTTCTCCCTGATCGAAGGTGCCAAAAAGATAGTGAATGGTCAATGGCAACAAGGGATGGCCTCCTTCCTAACTTTTGGCAAGGTGTTAGACGCCTATCACATGGCGACGACTAACCAGGATGCGTTCGGCCGCCCGATCATCAAGCCTGGCAGCACCACGCTTGGCAAGATCACGGAAGGGGGAGAGGCGGCAGCAGACTTCTTCTATCCGACCCAGCTTCTCCATCAACTTTTCAAGGGGCAGGGGGACAAGGCCCTGGCGTCGCTGCTCGGTGGCAAGGAAGACAGTCCACTCGACCCTGCAGTAAAGGCCCGGATCGAGAAGCAACAGGCAGCACAGACAGCCGCGAGCGAGCGCAAAGACCCGATCGAGAGTTGGCTGCGGGAGCACCTTGCCGAACTCGGGGTAAACATGGCAGCACCCCAGGCGGCCGGAGGTGGCGGTGGGGGAGGGCGTGCGGCTACTGGAGGCTACATGGGCAGTGGTGGATCTTACCCGCGCGCAACTGGAGGCTACGTTGGCACAGGGCAAAGGGCAGCAGCACCGCAAGCTTATGACAGTGGAGGCATCGTAGCCCGAGGGGGAGGGGGAGGGGACGGGCAGGCATCCGGCGGCGCGCGCTCGTCCGGTCGGTCTTACACCCCATATGCGCGTGGCCGCTACTACCGAGGCAGTTCACGTAGGCGTGGGAGATGAGCATCAATCGTCGGGTCCGGGGTATCCGCGGGTCAATCCCGCCGGGCTACATCGTCGGCCGCACGGCTGGCAACGGGCCACCCCAGCTCCTCAAGATTAACGACATGCAAACCCAGATCCAGGCTAGTGCCAGCTCGACGCCGGGCACCACCTACACCGCGGCCACCGGGCTCAAGCTGACGGGCAATTCATTCAGGGTGGCGGGCGGCGTCCTGGTGGCTTTGCACGATAGATTTGGAGGCATCTGACAATGACATTCTCGCAGAACCTTAACCCGACTTTCCCCTATCAGCCCCAGACTTCCAGGGTTAACATCGCTCACGCTGATGCCCAGACCCTCAAGACCGGGTACACCGCCGGGGCCAACGGCTCAAAGATACTCGGCATCATAGCCACCAGCACGGATGTCTCGAACCGCGACGTAACAGTCTACATCACCAACACGGGTACGAGCTACCCTCTGGGGACCACCACGGTAACGGCGGCTGCGGGTACGTCTGCGGCCACGGCGCCGATCAACCTGTTGAGCAACATAGCTGGCCTACCGGTCGACAACGACGCCAACAAGTTCTTCTTCCTGGTGAGTGGCGACACCCTACAATTCGAGGCGTTAACCACCGTGACCTCAGCCGATCTGGTCACAATCCACGTCATCGGCACGGACTTTTAACCTTACTTAAACTTGCGAATAAGTCGCAGTCGTGTTAGTATAGTTAGCGGGGATCGTATATGTTAGAGTGCCAGAGATGCCCCGTTTTGCCCGCAAGTCATTCGATAATGTAGTGGAAGAGCCAATGTACGACGACGGCTGGCTCCGCGATTACCTTAAGTTAATGAACGACAAGATTGACCGCCACGTCGAGCGGGACGAAGCGTCGCACGCCAGGGTGCTCGGGGAGATAGAGGAGCTGAAAGACGGCATGCGAATGTTCGTGGGGCTCAGTCACGCCCTGAAGTGGATAGCGGTAGCAATCGGCGGGGCAGGAGGGATCTTCGCTGCAATCAAGATGGTGCTCGGGTGGACTGGAAAATCTTAACAAGTCCAATTATCTGGGCCTGTCTCAACGTCATCGGCTCCGGCTTTGTGGCCAATGCTCCAGAGGCTCTACCCTATCTATGGGTCGCTAAGTGGGTGGAGGCCATCTTTGCCGGCGTCCTGATGATCATGTTACACCCACCTAAGCGTGAAGGCGACTAGTAGCAACCGTCGTAATAGTCGTCGTCGTGGGGACGACAGGGGCACGAGAGCGCGTGGGCCATCCCGGTCCCTACGTTGGCCCCACAGTTGGAACAGAAGTCAGGGTTACCTAGCCCCGGCATAGGCTGTGTCGGGTTCCCCGCCGGCCCGGCGATCTCGATAGGCTGCCGTCCTTCCCACTTACGCAGCTCTACCATCTTGTTTCGTATGAACACGAAGTCGTCCGCGGCTCGTGTGCTCATTCCACTTCCACCGCAAGGGTCGCGTAGCCTGCTATGTCTTCCCAATGGTCAGGGAAGTCCGCGGCACCGCTGAGGATACGGCTGATCTTGCCGGCGATCATCTCCAAGGCTTCGCGCTGTCTGTCCGGTATGCTGTTCCAGTTGTCTTCGTCGCTGCGGAACAGCTCGCGCAACCGCTGTGAATAGAAGGCGTTGTCCGCAAATGTCCCGTGGGTCTCTCCCCGCTCGGTCAACAATGCCTCTGTTGTATTGGACTTGCATGTTGGGAAAGCCACTGTGTCAGGATCGCACCCATCGCGGATCGCGTCCAACCGATGTGTAAAATATTCCTCAAGCTCACGCATCACAGCACCTCTAAAAGTTTGTTGAAGTCGTCGAAGATACCCTCAGCGAACCTATACATAATGTCCCACCTCTCTGGCTCGCCGTGCAAGAGGATAAACCCACGCTTACCACTCCCTATAACATAGCCTAGTTCCAGGTGAGCCGACTTGCCGGCCGGGCAAACCATGACAGCGGCATCACACCAGTCAAGCCAGATACGGTCGTAGTTGAACACGTGCTTAGCGTGCGGGCCCTGCATGGCACGGATGAATGAGCGCCCCCTGGCAACCTCATACTTCTTCCAGTACACATCGGCGTCCGGGCCGGGGGAGAACCAGTCGGCGAACACCTCGTGGCCGCGAGCCTCGATCAGATTGGCCAAGCTGATAATGCGTTCGTTCTTGAGGGCACCGATGATATAGACCTTGCTCATCTCGGCAACTCCGGGACTGTACCGGGGTCCATGAATACTACAGGTTTTCCTGCTTGCTCGAAGAAGTCTATTTCGTGTTGTAGTCCTATGGATACCTCCCAAGATACCATGCGAAGAATGATCAGGCCGTGGGCTGCTTCCATCATTGGACGATCTGCTGGTAGCCAAATTGAATGATCATAAACATCCATCTCTGAATACGTCGCGATGGGGTGAGTGTGGGTGATCGGGCTGTAAACCGGGACGCCCACGCGGATTAAGCGCCCGGCCTCAATGCAAACCGCCTTGAACGCAGCAGCGACCCCTGCCGGGTATTTACTATAGGGTGACCCCAGATACCAATAACTCATCTCGGCAGCTCCACCGGCCAGCAGATTGGCCTGAACCGCCCCGTGTCCAGCTTGTGTGTATATTGCACACACTCAGCAGCGGACGAGAAACTGTGGCGCCAGACCTGCGGAGTGCAGCAGAGTGACCACACGAGAACCCAGACCATCATTTGAACATCTCCGGGTTGACCGTGTGCCGCTCGACTTCGCCATATTCCCGATGCAGGACGATCGCCTTCATGTCCCGTGGAGAGCGGAAGCCGTGCTGGTGTCCATGTGCATCTGAGGGGGCCAGGATACGGAAGCTCTCCCAAGCCACCGACCCAAAGTCCGCTGAGTTCCTGTGGTGGACATGTCCTGTCCAGGAAAACCGATACTTGGAAGCGCCCCACGCTTCTGGCTGATCCTCGACCATGACACCCTTCAGCCCCTCCGGCTTTACCGTGTGCCCGTGGTGGGTTTGGATCAAACACTTGCCGAAATGGTAATAGTGAAAGTGCTTCGGGCTGATGTCGACGGTGATCCGCGACGTGTTCTTGTAGAGCCGGGCCAGGCAGTTGGCCAGGAAAACCGAGGTAGACAAGTCGTGGTTGCCAATCTCGACGATGACGTGGACCTGCTCGTGTCCCGCCGCTACCGTGTCGATCATGTCGCAAGCACCGTCGAGGGCCGCCCCGATCATCTTGGGGAAACGGCTGTCAGCATCAAGAAGGTTTTTGCCAGTAGGGGTAAGAGGCTGATGCCCATCGTAGTGAAAAAAGTCACCAAGCAGAACCACAAGAGCATGTCGACTAGCAGGAGTAGAAGAAACCAGCCGAGCAGTGGCCTGCGCCAGAAGTTCCGAAGCGATCGAAATATCGTAGCTGCCGCCCGCGTCATGTTTCCACGCGAGCATACCAAAGTGATGGTCTCCCACAGGATAGCAAGCGAGAAGATCATCGACGCAACCTCCGGCTACTGGACATGGGAGACTGGGAAGGAAGGAAACTCGCTGCGCTAGGTGATCGGCGATGCCTTCCCAGAGTGCCTTCTGCTCGGCCTTCGAGGGCTCAGTGCGGACAAACTGCCGATCGGCCCGGCCTTCCCGGTCGTAAACAGTGGTGGCAAACTTGACCACTGCGTTGTCGATCGTGACCGGGACTAGGCTGGGCTCGCGCCGCTGCTGTCTGGATGTGACCTTCCCCTCGGCGTTGAGGGTACGCTGCATGGTCCGCCATCGGCGCTTACGGAAGGCCCCGCGGCCCTCTCCTTCGCGTTGCTCTATCATGATTTTCTGGCGTCCCAACGCCTGTTAGCAGCTTCTAAAGCAGGCACTATGGCGTCGAGATAGGTACGTCCCGGTATATGCCGCTCTGGCTGATCAGGCCGATATAGATCAAGGGGGATATAGCAGACCCCCGTATCATCATTACTTACACAGCCTAGACAATACACGTCATGCTCTGGAGAATACTCGATAAATAGTTTCACAGCGGCCTCATCAGTTGGAGGGAAAAGAAGTGTTCGGCACTGATGGTCACAAGCCATTCTTCCCGATCGGAGCGGGCAAAGAGAGCTGGTTCGAGGTCGGGTCCGGCGTCTTTTCTTGCCTGGTTATAACCCCGGTTGACGACAGCGTATGCTTCGACCCGCTTGCATTCGATATGGTAGCCTGGAAGGTTGTGAACAACGTCGGGTCGTTGAGCACCGCCGCCATCCCCCTGAGCGCCGCCCCCACGCTCTGCGGTGTAACCGTACTGTCGAAAGAGATCTCGTACTTCCAGTTCACCGCGTGCTCCTTTAGCTTTGCTACGACGCCCGTTCATAAATCACCACCTCGGGGTCCAGTCGGGCGGTTTACACGCCGGCCAGACGCATTTGACGCATGGAGAACACGGACATAAAAAGGGCTTATCACAGGGGTCTGGCGGCGATTGATCAGTGCGGATAGTCCGATGGTCAGACAGAGAAACCCAAGCGCCAAAAGATCGGTCATTTCTTGTACCTTGATCCAATCCATGTCTCCACCGCGCAGGGGAACCTGATCTCATAGACCCACCGGGGCAGGTCTTTCGTCATCAATTCAGTGATTAGAGCCTCAGTGCCGTAGCGTTCATCGGGCTCAGTAATAATTTCATCAGTAACATGGAAGGCTACGGGCATCTTATTAGCCTCAGCCTTTAACATGGCGTGAACCAGGAGCTGCCGGGCTAGACCCTCGATCACGTTCTGGGTCAGGATGCCACCGTAAGCGTCGACGACCTTTTTTAGCCGGCCCTTCCAGCAGGTGTATTGCCAGCCGTCCTTAGCCCGGCCGAAGCGATCCTTGCGTATTGGCTGCGGGTTCCAGTAGTGCAGTAGTTTTCCGTCGAGCAACCGGCATTGCATCCAGCCATCGTGCAGCCGGTAGGCTATCCCGCAGTCGGCCTCGTACCATTGGTCAACCGTGCCCCACAGGGCCTTCAAAGCTGTCTTCTCTAGGTCTTTATGAAGATCCATTACCTTTGGCGCGGCGCCCTCCCGATAGGCGAAAACCGCACGACCTGCTACGTTTCGACCGGGGGTCTCAGGGAACTCACACCAACCTTTGGTGAACCGACATTTGCAGTCAGGACAATACTTTCGGCAGAAGGTGTCACCACCGAGCCCAAAGCCACAACCTAGCTCAGCGTTCTTCCCTATGTGATACTCGAAAGCGAAGGCTTCCTTGTTGGCCTTGAGCTGCGCCTTGTTCATCGTTGCCCAGGTACCCTTCGGCTTCCCGAAGACCCGCTCAGCCATATCGAAATAAACCGGATAACCAGAAGCTAAAAGCTCACAGCGATCATGTTGCCCGGCGAGTGCTAGGACAAGACGAGCTTCCACACCAGAATAATCACCAGATACAAAGGCATGACCAGGGCGAGCGCAAAAAGCATGTCGGAGAGAAGAGACCACAGCTTCAATTGGTTCGCATCCCAGAGTTGCCTTAACCTGCTCGGGATCACCCGCCATGATGGCTCGTACTTTAACTTCCGGGTCGAGGTGACCGAGGCTTCCTCGGGGGAAGTTTTGGGGCTGGATGAGGCGGCCGGCGAAACGTCCGGGTAAGGCAGCGTGATACTGTATAAGTCCTCGGACCCGGCCGTCGCCACATACACACTGTTCCATTGCGGTGAGTTTTTTGACAGATGCACTGCCAATAGTTGCTCTAATAGCCAGTGCTCGTCTGACGTTTCCGGGAATAGCAGAAGCGGCACTGTCTTCCGGTAAAAGCCGGACTGGTCCATCTTCATCCGCATCGTCGTCTCCTAGCAGCGTCTCTATCGTTGCCTTCTGAAGGTTTGGGACGGCCCCCTGGCACCAGGCCAGCACCGCGTCTCGTTGGGTAGGGTTCAGGCCGCCTGTAAGATCTCGAAACTCGGCAACCAGGGGCACTGATGCACGTTCCGCCACAGTTCGGGCTGCCCGCACAAATGACAGGTCCAGTCCAACGCCTCGCTGATTGATGGTTTGATCGAGTTCCCAGACGGCGCGCTCAGCTGCGGGTAGCGGTCCCAGTCGAGTTCGAATAACCGATACCCCGGCAACGTCGATAACGTTATACGAGTAAACACGCTCCATGCGTTCGGGTGTATGTGTTTTTTCATAGCTCCACTTCTTGATGTTCTTCGCTGTCGGGGACATGGCGAGCGTGATCCGCTGCCCCTCGGCGTCCTTCACAACGGGTAGCGCAAGCGCTGTCAACGCACCGTCAAGGGCGAGAGGGACCGAATGATAGGCGCACAAAGCCTGGGTGTCGTTCCATCGGCTAATCGGGATCGGTGGGAAACCGAACCGCGGAACCATGATGTTCATCCAGACGAACTGCTCGAAGGCGCTGTGGCTGTTGAAGATGACCTTTGGGTTAGAGGCTGCGCAATCTAGGACAATAAGGGCAACGTCCAGGCCACCGGCACCTGGCAGCCACAAATGTTTCTCGCCCTCATCTAGACAGAATACCAGGGACAATATTTCAGTCCAGAAGTCTTCCGTGTACCTCGCCGCCCCAACCTTTTGCAGATCAAGGCCAGCGAGGTTGCACGTTTCAAAGTCGAGGTCAACTTGCATCCGTCCCAACGTCTCGCAGTTCACAGCAGAAGGAGGCTGATTTTCCAAGGAGAACCCCGTGTTCCATCAGTTGGGACGGATGCTAGTTTCTTAGTGATTTTGGTCGGTGCAGGTTGCGTTGTTTTTGTAAGGTAGTCCAGGCAACGAGTTAGAGTAGTTTTGCTGAAACTTGCACGCTTGTAACGTCAAGTTCGGGTGGTAGTCAACGAGTGTGCAGCGGTGGTTATCGACGGTTTGTGCGCCGCCGATCTCGGGAGGTGGGCAGCCGGTCCACAAGGGGGGCTGAGCCATCTGCCCGGTTGGCCAGGAGCCATGAAACATGTAATGGGCTTGACTGTCTTCAGTCGGGCCGCACAAGCCCAACAGTGTACACAGAACCCACATGGCCCACCCCGTACCGCCGGCCACAATTGCGCCTAAAGCGATAACAGGCATTACTGAATGCCAAAAACGAACTTCGTGCTGGTGCTATCGGCCGGGCAATCAGCGACACCCAAAGCAGTCTGCTGAGCCGACGTTAGGCTACCGACGCCCGTGGAAAACAGGATTGAGGTGCCGTTTTGGAGTTTGGTATTCAGATTGACAATCTCCTGCAACGCCCCTCCGCCATTTTCACTGATGTTATAGGTAAAGCCGTCGCCATCCGCGGTTTGGAAGCGGATACAATGTGGATAATTGGTGCCGGCTGACGAAATGCCGAACTGTGGGCTAACGGTCGAGCCGCTGAGGGCAAACGCCGGAGTGGCGAGGGCGATAAGAGCAACCGAAGCGAGGATATTTCGTACCATGTTCAACGTTCTTTCATGTTGGTTTGGAGGGAAGTGCGGGGGCTGGTCCTCCCCCGCTGCGGAGCCTCTTTTGAGACCTACCCGCGAATGGTTAGATCAGTCTCCGCAAAACAGTTCCTTAATAAAAAACATGATGATCAAGGCGACAATGATGATCCCCTCTATGGCCAGGATGTCCAGGAGGATGAAGCCTGTCATCAGATCAACCCAGCGAGCGGGTCAACCATTGTTGCCTTGCCGACGTAGCCGCCGAAGACATCGTGCGACGACTTGCCACCGCCGAAGACCTTCTTGAACGGAACCTTCTCGCCGACCGAGCCCAGCTTCTCCAGGTAGGCATTGCAGCCGGCCGGGATGAGCCCATTCTTCGGATACCAGTTCCACTTCACCTGGAGCATGACCTTATTGCCCGACGAGAAGGCATCTTCAGCCATTGCCAGCCCCGGTGCGTCCAGCTCGACAAACTGAGCCGAGCGTACAATGGACCGTGCGAACTTATGCACAGTGCGTGCTGTGAAGATGACCAAGCCGCGGCGATCGTCCCGCTTTTCATCGTCAGTCAGCGGGCGTTGCAACTTCTCTTCCTTCTCGACAACCTTGCTGTCTGCCTTCTCAGTGCCAGACTTCAAAGGCCACCCGATAGCACTGGGCTGAGCTTCGCCAGTCCGTACCAGATGCACGAGCGGACCCAGATCTGCGTCTGTGAGCTTGCCCTTCTCTTTGGCAAAGGCGATCAGAGAGCGGGTCAGGTCGAGAAGGGGTTCAGAGTTAGGCTTGAACCCGACCAGAGCCGAGAACTTCGGGGTGTCACCCTCTTTGAAGGGCTTAGCTGTCACCACGTTGCCGTCGATCAGCACTTCCGGGGACAGCATCGTGTAGTATGGTTCGGTCATTTGGATCACCTTTGTTTCACATTTGCGGATGTGTGTACTACTACGAATTGTTGTAGGCGTCAAGTGCTTTACCAAACACCTCCTGAGATGTTTGTGGTCGCACGGGCGTCCCACCACTGCTCGATAGGGCAAGTTTGAGCTTACCTCTAGGCAGGTTTGCTAGTTTCTTAATTAAAGCCTTGGGTGCGCCGGCATCTTCCATCTGCTTGGGGCTTTTCATCTCCCGACTAAAGATGATACTGTCGTCATAAGTCTTGCGCAGCTCGTCGAGGGCGCCGTCATTCCACACCCGTTCCTTCGCCCGGCCGTATTCCAGGTGGGTGCCCGGCACGACCTGATTGTCCATGTTGCGCTTGAACGCCTCAGCCTGGATTGCATTGTAAAAATGCTTAAGCCCTTCGACCATACCTACCAGGAGCCCAAGCTGTTGGTTAGATGCGTCAGCTAGTTGCTGTACGTCATACTCAAAGGCAGCTCTGGCTAGGGCGTGGAGGGCAGGGCAGGCAGGCTTGACATCACAAAATCGACAATGTTCTCCAGGCATGAGCCCACCGCCGGCACGGACCCGCTCCACGGCAGGATAAAGGTAAGTGTCTGCCCAGAACTGTAGATCGTCACTTGTAATGTCCCAGTCCCTCTCCGGGCCACGTCGGTGATGACCGCGGGGCTGTATGATCCAGAGCTTCCACCGTCTGACTTGCGGGTGTTTGAGTTGTGCCATGTGAGCATAATACATCTCCTGTTTGTTCCACTCGACATCGATAGAGATGCCAATGCCGAACTTGAAGTCAATCATCTCGCCCGTGTCGCCCGCGATCAGTAGACAATCCACGGTGCCATAAATCCACGGGTCATCCCCCACCATCCGCTGTTCAACGAACATCTCGCACGAACCATACTGCTCAACGAGGGCAGCGTACCGATCGCGGACGAAATCGATATATGACTGGACGTGTAATGCCTGCTCAGTGTTTAGCTTAAACCCGCGGAACTCTTCGGGGATCAGTTCCCAGGTGTCGGCTCCGGTTGTCAGTCCCTTGGCGCCCATCTCGTGAGCAGCACTCCCTTCGCGGGCATACTCGCTCTCGTTTTTCTTGTAGTTAAGCTCGAACTCCCGGCGCAAATCAGCTTGGCCAACGCATTTTTCCCAAGCCTCCATCCCCGAGCCGCCCGTGTAGCTGTGGCCCGCGGGGATCTCCGCAGTAATGACCTCGGCCATCGTGCGGTGCTCCGTAAAAGCCCAGGTTTCCCCAGGCTCTACGGTGCGGGCTGCTAGCTCTGTCACGACACGACTAACTTCGGAACTGCCTTAAGGGCCTCGACAAAGGCCGGGCGGTCCGCCTGCGGAATGTCGTAAACCTTCTTGGGTATTGGGCCGGCGAACTCAGCTATTAGTGTGCGAATAGCAAGCGGGTTCTCGACACGCTCGTTTGTCTGGTTCACCAGGGTCTTCAGTTCGTCATTGGTAATTTCGGCGATCGTGGAAGGGGCAGTCTCCTCGGGGGAAGCCGCAGTCGCATCGGCTAAAGGGTCTGGGGTGTCCTTCGCCTTCCTGCGCATCTTGGGCGGAATGCCGGCTGTCGGAACTGGCTCGGAGCTGTTGACGTAAGGCTGGGCACCAGTGTCAACAAAAGTGACCTTAGATGGCCCCATTCCAAGCATGCGAAACACCTGATCAACTGCCTGGTGCTCGGCTTCGGCCATAGTGGCTTCAGCGTCCTCACCATCTGACGACCAATTAATAACCGCCTCTGCCTCGTGGTACTCGTAGTCACCCGTCTTGACCCGCTTGAGGTAGCGAGCCGTACCGCCTGTAAACTGTGCCATCACTTTCTCCTAAAAATCTGACACATGGAAGAACACAACGCCATCATCCGAACGGTTAAATTCGACAATGACGTTAAAATCCATGTCGATGTAATTGATCACGTGGTCATCCTCAACGCCGGCCTGCTCGACCGCAGCCTTAAACTCACCCCACGTCATGCTGCTCTCCTATCTAAAACCTTGTGTATGTTGCCTAACTTACTGAGCGCGCGGGCCACCACCTTCTCGGCGTAGGAATTGCGCGCAACGATGATGTCACCTTGTACGCTACGGGTTTGTCCGATCCGATAGAGGCGATCGAAACACTGTTGATTGTCGCCTGAAACCCAAGATGCTTCAGCGAGGACTGCATTGTTGCAAACATCTTGGAGGCCGTCTGTGCCCGTTCCGAGGGCAAGGTGGTTTCCTTCGAGGATGCGAACTCTGGGGTCATTGATAAACCTCTCAATGGCTCGGGCTCTACCCGCCGCACTGGTTGACCCGTCTACTCTCACAACCCCCCACCTGTCAAGGGTCTTCTGTAGGGTGTCTAGTACCTCTTTATGCCATGCGAACAGGAGACACTTTTCGACACCTGAGCGTAGGAGTGTCTCTACATAGGCGGCTGCGTGTGGGGCTAGCGCAACCCCCATCAACCTTCTGACGGTGGCCGCTTGTCCGAGTACATCCGCGTTAGCGCCCGCCAAGTTATCCGGGTCAATGTCCAGCAAACGCTCAGCCTGGAGGGCAGCTTTAACTGCCCCCGTGTCCTCTGCGTACACCAAATCGTATACCGGAAGTTTGAGCTGCGGTAATACCGCTCGCTTGTCACGACGCACCATAAGGTTTGCGCGGAGCCGGTTGCCAAGCTCGTTCTGTCGGCCGGTGCGCTCGTCGATATAGGTGTAGGATGATCCGTCATTACGGGTGCCGGTTATTCGCTTGCTGGGGTTGAACCGTTCGCGGAACTTTTCCTCGGACATCCAGTCAATAGCGTCGTGACACAATCCTCTAGCAAGGGTGTAAGCCTCGCGCGGACGGTTGGGGAGAGGCGTGCCAGTAAGGGCGAGGATATGATCGCATCGAGACGCGAGAGGAGCGAACGCGCGCTCCCTTCCTCCACCGAACACGGCGCGAGTACGGCCACTGTCAATGGTTTTGAGGTAGTGTGCTTCGTCGAGGATGAGGAGGTCGTACCGTCCAGACGCGAGAGCTGCACCAACTCCAGGAGATCGGGCGAGTTCATAACTGGTCACCGTGTAATGTGCTGTGGGGTTCCACCCTCTACCTCCGTGGTCTACTACGTGTATGGTGATCGGAGAGAGGGTGGACCATTTCAGGATCTGTTTAGCCCATTGCTGCCGGATCGCCGCCGGACAAATGACCAGGACCGATTTGGCCCGCAGTTCATTCGCGACGACGACCGCCTGCATGGTCTTACCTAATCCAGGGGGGTCTCCAATCAGAGTATTGGTGCGGTCGAGAGCATATCTAACACCTGCGGATTGATAGGGGGACAGCTCTTGATCAGCAGGCATGTCAAGCCGAGTACCGCTATAAGTATCAGCCCACGACGCAGCCACTTGGGTAAGGATAGGTCCAAGAGACGATAGGGCAGTTGGGCTCCCCACGTTACCAAAAGATGCGGCGGTGTACGGCTCAAATGTATAGAGGCACGCCAGATCGGGCGATGATCTCGGGAGTGAGTAATCAAAACCGTAATCACGCATAATCTCCTGTGGTGAAGGTGAAGCCCCGCGCGGCACCATAAGGGTGTAAGCCTTGGTCTGAGGGTGATAATCGAGCTGCATTGCCTATCTCCCTCATAGTGCCACAAGTGGCAGGTTTCACACGGTTGATGCAAGGGCGTCCTTCAGAGTGGCTACAACCTCGGCCACAACTTGGGTCTGTTCACGGGTCAGCAGCCACTTAAGAGCCGCTGCGATCTGCTCATGTAGTGGGGTCACAGCTTGCCTGTCCCGTCGCCTGATGGAGTGGCATACTCAGCCGGCTCAGCGTGGGAGAAAATCTCGTTGCCACGGGCGTCCTCGGTAGCATCCCCCTTGCGATCAGAGGTAACCGTCGCGATCAGGGTACCCACGCCACCGCTCTTATTGTTGGTGGACATGAGCTTGCCATTGCATTCGAAGATGTAGAACGTGTCGCCCCAGGTGCCGTTGTCACATACTTTCTGAACCCCGGCCCGATAGAAGTCGAGCAAGTCTTTCTCGATTGCCATCAGATCTTCCCCATCACAAAGCCAACGAGGAGACCTCCGAAGAAGAGGACGAACATAATGACAACCGCCGCCGACGTGTCATCCAGATTTAAAAACCACTTACTCACCAGCCGAACTCCTTAATACCGAGGTCCCGTAGGATGTCGTCGCGACCCAAAAAATCCTCCAAAAAGGCATCCGCGTCGCGGTCGAGGATCGCAGTGCCAGGAACCTTCGCCTTGTCGACGAGGACATTGGTTGCCCCCATCTGTCGGCGATTGGAGCAGGATTTGCATAGGCAGGTTGCGCGATTATGCGACGCTGGGCCACGAGCGCCACGGCCAAGCCAGGTCTTACCCCTAGCCATTGGCTTTGTCCCTCTCTAAGAGAGGGAGTGGCGGGCGCTGGGGAACTGGCTCGGGATAGTTGAACACCGGCCAATCCCAATTTTCCGGGCTATAATCGCCGACGATGCGCTGTCTTCTTGCCGCCACCATCAGCAGCTTTAAGCGCCAGACCGATCGTTCTGTGTTGTAGATCACTGACACCACCCACAATGAATGTGGGGATACCCATACACTGAGCACCCCCACAATTGCAAGTGGTATGTAGGTTAAATTGTAAGCGTCTTCTAGCCGTCCTATATTACCTACAATTTTATCTACTCTGGAGGGTTCTTTTCAAGATCCCGGCGCATCTCTGCCTCTTGGGCCTCGTGGATGGCCGCCGTATCCTTCACCACACACTCATCGCACCGGCATTCTTTATCATGTTCCATGTTTCACTCCGTAGGCTCTGCGTCGAGTTCCCAGTCGCCAGCGGCCCCACGGCCATGCTTGAATAACTGCGCAACTTCTTCGACAGCATCGAGGAGCTGGTTGTAAATCTTCTCCGCGTCCTGGTCCCATAGCGGGTTGCCATAGCGCTGTTTGTCGGCGAGTGGGTGAAGCAACTTCATATCCTTGATCACGGTACGCATCCGCGGCTGAAGGATACGCTTGAAGTTTTTGCGCTTCTGGTCCTCGCGCGGATCAAGGGTTGGGCCAGCGGGGGCTTGGCGGGCAACCGGGTGACGCTCTAGGGTCTGCATCGCGCTAGGGATTGCTCTAAGTGATCTACTCATCGGGGGAGGTCTCCATGTTAAGCACGATGTCGTCGTGCCTGGGGGATCTTTGACGGCGTTTTGACGATATGTCAACAGGGATTAGGTAACAATTTGTATATCGTCGTTAACAGCAGGCGTCGACCACCGCGAAACCCGCAGAAACCCAGTCCAAAGCGTAGATAAGCAAGCAGGATACCAGCTCGCTCCGCTCCTTCTTGGCCTGCTGTGCGGACCACTCAGCCACCAGCCGGTCATAGGTTTCAAACCAGTCGATGCCTGCACGCTGTACCTCGTGCTGAGCAAACTTTGACGCTTCGGCTATGACTATGGCTGGCGTATCCGCGCGGGATCTACGGTGAGCCTCGACGAAGGCCGGCGTATGGTTAAGCTCCTGTCGGAGATATGGACTAGTCATAGTTAACCTACTCCTTTAGCTTGTGTTTTGTAACAATATGTGTTAGGACCGCGACCACTCCTACATATAATCGGGTACGTATGCACCCCCTACATGCAGAGGCGCGGCGCCTAGCTGCCGAGGAAACCCCTGTCACCCCATGCCGTCATTGGCCGGATAAGCTGCCAGTCATAGCCAAGGGCTACCACGGGCGGACGCTCGATACAACTCTGATCGATCGGTATTTTAAGGATGGTCAGTATTCGATCGGTGTGCGGCCGGTTGACGCTGGCTTTGTGATCATCGATGAAGACAAGGCGCATGAGCCAGAATTGCCGGAGACCTACACCGTTCGCACCCCAAGCGGTGGATTACATCGCTACTACCGAAGCTGGCAAGAGTTTGGCAATGGTAAATGGGCGCCGGGCATCGACGTGCGATCGGCCAATGGCTACGTGCTTGTGCCTCCCTCACCAGGCTACCATGTGCTCGACGGCCGTGAGCCTGTGGACTTTCCAGATTGGGCTGCGGAGCGGCTGAACGAGCGCGAGGAGCGGCAAGCGGAGCCAATCGAGGACAACCCGAATGCAGGGACAGAGGCAGTCGAACGCGCTTGGACATGGCTAGGCAACCAGCCTGAAGACACAGATGGGTGGATCATCGCGGCCAAGGTGGTTCGCGACTTCGCGCTCAGTAAAAACCAGGCGACGGAGGCTTGGCAATGGTGGCAGCGGGACTTTGCCGATCAATGGGACGATGAGACGATAGAGGCGAAGCTAGACAACGCCCTCAAATTCGGACAGGTTGAGCCGGGTCGGGATGCGCCATCACCAGGAACTAGCCAAGAAGCGTTCGCCGCTGCACTCCCAGCCCTGCCAAAGCGCAAGAGCCGGTTTACCTGGTCATTCCCTGACGAAGACGAGCAAGCGCCACCGGTCGAGTTCTGGGACGCTGACAAGATGCTCCCGAAGCACGGTTTGCTGCTTCTCGGCGGCGGCAAGGGTCAGCATAAGACCGGGCTTGCGATCTCGCTCAGCATGGCCGCGATGGTCGAAGGCGAAGCTAAGGTGGTGTATGCGGTAGGGGAGGGGGCGAACGGTGTCAAGACGCTCCGAGTTCCCGCTCACGCAGCCGCACATGGATTAGGGACGGCTGATCTCCGAGGGCGCTGGACCACTATATCCGCGGTGCCGATGGTCTGTGCTGGTGTAGCAGACATCGACGATTTTATTCAAACTTGCAAGGATCTCGGTGCCAATATCGTTGTTATCGACACGCTGCAAACGGCAATGGCAGGCATCAATACCCATGCACCCGAGGCGAGCGCACAGCTTACCGCAAACGGGCTATTGGGGCGTATCGCAAAGGAAATCGACGGGCTGGTGATCATACCGGCGCACCTGGGCAAGGACCGGGAGAAAGGGATCAGCGGTCATCACGGGTTTGAGGACGCAGCGGACGGCGTGCTGATCGCGGAGCACAATAAGGAGGCTCACACGATTAACTTAACGTGCAAATGGATGAAAGATGGCGAGGACGGTCACTCGGTCGTCTATGGCTACGATCCCGAAGGTGTACCAGTGCCACGCAAGCTCGGTCCAGCCGAGGTCAAGCGCAAGGTGCAGGATCAGTCGGACGAGAGCGTATTCGAGCTGAAGTATCGGATCAAATCCTACCTGGAGCGCCACGATATCAGGACGTGGGAGAAGGGATCGACGGACGCGGTAATGGCAGAAAATCTGTGCGGGCCAAATGCGACGGATGATATAGTCGGACGGATGATTAAAACGCTGTCGGATAGTCACCGCTCGGCAAAATATGCGTCCCTGATAGCCTCACGGACCACCAGGGACGGCAAGAAAAAAGAATGGCGATGGATGCTTAACCCTTCTTAACTGTGTCCGCACCGCTTGCAGGTTGGCCACCAACTTTCGTTCCAGCGTTTACACATAGTACAAATCCAACCTTTCATGCCGAAAACTCCTGTGTCTTAGCTACAAAGGCGGCGCCGGCCGTTTCCCACCCTAATTCGTAGGTGACGGCCAGCAGCGCGGCGAACACGACGGCGAAGACGATGCGGCGGGTCATTGCTTACTCCTCTTACGGGCGCGGAGTTCATAAGCCACAACGCCCCAAAGGAATAGGCCAATGGAGAGCGCCGCAAGGCCGATTGAGCCATACAAAAGCGCGTTCATCACAGCGACACCAGGAACACAGCGAGGGCCGCAAAGCCCCAAGTGACAGTCGCAATCTCAATCCAGTGTTTCATGGTGCCTCCACTTTCTTGGCGTTCTGCTCTAACTCAGCGATCGCGCGCAAGATCTTTGCCTTGCCATGCAGCTTTAACAGTTGCCGCAATTGTTCCATGCTTTGGGGATGCAGGCGCATAAGCTCTGCCTCTGTTAATTTCATAGTGCCGGTTCCTTGTGTTGTTGGTCAAACGTGAACTGGACTTCTTCGGCCAGATGGTCGAGTAATGATTTGTCTATCTTCCCCACCAGTTCCATATACCTATTCACGGCACAATCAAATGCTTCGTTCATCACGGCCAAGTCGACGTCGCTATAGCCTTCAGTATTGTCTTGGCGAAAGCGTTTCATGGTGCTCCTAACAGAAAACGGTCAGCCTCAAACCGGCGCAAGCGAAGAAATGCCTGCTTGGTAATGACGCTGATCGCGGCTGGGCGTAGGTGGCGGATGGCCAACAACTTTGCATCGTTGGCCGTGGCGAGCTTGGTGGTGCGCGGCTTAGGCCGGAATTTGCTGGTCATTTGTCGGCGAACACAAAGACAAATCCGCGCTCACGTCCACCGGAGCGGAGATCGCCTGTCCAATCGAACTTGGCGCACAAGGCTCTCGCGGCGGCTGCATGATTGTCCTCGGTGTTCATCGCATAGTCATAGGATACGCTGACCCGACGCTTCATGCCTGCATCAGCTATGATTTTGCTGCCGCGGGTGTTAGTTGGTCCGTGATAGGTGGTCACGATTGCAGTCATGTTGGAATGTGTGATCGTCATGTAAACTCCTATCGGTTAAGTTCTGAGAAAAAGCGGTCGGATGGTAGGGACCGCACGATGTTGGCGCCATGCCCCGGTGCCGAGTAGCGCAAGAGATCGGCCGCTAGACGGTCTAGGGTGGCGCGTGACGCACCGTTGTTGATGCCGGCTTGGTAGGCGTCGAGTGCGGCTCTAAAGCGTGCCGTGCGCTCGTCAGTCAGATTGATAGGGTTCATGAATGCACCGCCACGACATGATAGGGGGTATTGTCGATTTGTTCTTCGGTCACGTTTTCGCCACCCATAGCTTCGTCGGCTTCATCTACCGCAAAAGCACGGGCGTCTGTCACGCTGTCGGCTTCAACTGTGATTTCAACCTGGCGCCGAAGGGTTATGGTATCTTCAACGGTGACTGTGTAAAGCATGTCATTCTCCTTTCCTGTTGAGGCTATCCACGATTTGCTGGGCTTCACGCTTGGTATACCAGCCGCGTCGCACATCACAATTGTAGTAACGATGTTTGCGAGCGGTGACTGCCGGGCGAGCACAGAGCATCACATAAGCCCCGGTGCCATCAGCTAGGACGCCATATTTCACAGTGTTGCGGCCGAACACATACCATCCGGGGCCAGTTGCAGGATCACGACGCGGATAGAAATCGGCGAAGGTGTGGCCACTGTAATTGACGGTTTCTAGCTCGTAGTCCATGTCATTCTCCTTGGGGTTAACAGAGTACCATGATCGCCTGGATTTGTTAAAATTGTGTTGTTATCCAGGCGACTGTGCTACTCTGTTAGACCTTTTCAAGAATGTTGCGAGCCGGGACACGCAGGATACGGTTGCTACGGTCCATAAGCACATGAGCGAACTTGGTGCCAATGCGCTGAATTTGCCCGTAGCGATCTCCCTGCATCCATGCACCGGTTGCCGGATGTAGCTGCACACGATCCCCGACTGAGTACGGGAAGGGGACTGAATTACCGAGGCTGTCTTTCATGTCATTCTCCTTGGGGTTAACAACTGCGTTATTCACAACAGAGTACCATGATCGCCTGGATTTGTTAAAATTGTGTTGTTATCCAGGCGACTGTGCTAGATTGAAATAGAACTGACCATCGTCACCGCGATAGATGGGGCCTGAAATCTCACCTGCCATTACGCGCTCCTCATATTCCACCCAATCGAAATCCTCTAAAAATACCTCGTCCATACCAGCTTCACGCATTCGTGCACTGATCTCTTGAATGAACATGGCGTTGCACTCAGCTTCGGACCACCCGTCAATTTCATCGTCTTTCCAAGCGCCAAACCCACGCATATAGTCACGAAGCGCGTCAAGCTGTTCTGGTGTGGTGAGGATCGGATCTTTAGTACCAACAACCTTGGCATTGTTCCAGGTATCCCGGCCGGCATTTGGGCCGCGCTCAGCTTCTGACGCACTAAACTCGAAGGGATCGGCATTGGTTACAAATTGGGTTATGTTGATTTCCATAGTGAAATCTCCTGTTGATAGTGGTTCGCAAGGTTATCATGCGCACAACCTGGGGTCATACGCAATAAAACCTAAGGTGTACAAAACTGCGTAAGAACTGCGTGAGGAGCTGTCATACGCAGATTGCGTGAGGTCATACGCATATTGCGTGAGGAAGCGCTGAGACCCGCAGAAACCCTGGGGATTTTCATACGCAATTCCATACGCAATCTGCGTAAGCTGTCGGACTTGCCCATACGCAATTGTGCCCCCCTCTTATAAGGGGGCCCAAGCAAGGTTATCGTTGCGTGAGGGGTATCATCAAACAGACTTTGGCAACAGGCTAAACTCCTCACACTCTTGGGCGTAGCCGTCTTGGTCAAACCCAGCCGGAAATCCTAAAGCACAGCGACTGGTTTCACCCGGACGATAGCAAAGCTGCGAGCATGCAGCACACAAATCGTCGTCACTTATCGACAACGCCTTTTCGGGGTGTGTTGGATAGTGGATCATCTCACTTCACTCCTCGGTTAACAAGCCTGTACCAAGGCCGGCAGGGCGTGACCTACCGACCACCTTGGCACAAGTATCTTAACCGTGGGCTAATCTTCGGCCGTCCATTCCACCCTATAACCATGCTCTTTTGCTTTGGTTTCCGCCTCGTCCTTGGTATCAAACAAGGCACATGGAGTGGGAGACATGAATGGAAGCTTGCGCAATGGCCTGAGTAGCACGCGGCCGTTATGTTCTTTGCCATAGCATACTTTTGTTTTCATGGTATTACCTCCAATTTCTGGGTGAGTTACCGCTGAAATGACCGTGGCCACGCGGTTGTGATTGTGGGACCTCGACGCGCTCTGTCAACCAGACCATCAAGCCGGAGATGGCTGAGACTGTGATCAGGATTGCTCCGAAGATCATGCTATGCTCCTCTTGGGGTTGCCTTCAACCAAGCTGTGCCGGCTGCGCCCTTGGCGTCCCGCGGTTGCTGTGGCTTCGCAACACAGCTTGATAGGAGGCAAACGATCGAACGAGTGTCCTTTGCGCCGCTGTGAGCATTGGGTTGCCAGCCTTCCCAGTTCTGTTTGGCAGTGGCGTCCTGCCCGTCTCGTTCGATAGTTGGAGTGTACTCCATTCCTCATAGGATGCAACGTCAAAGTGTTATGTTAACTACGAATACTCTTGGTTGCATTTGTGTTGTATTGTTCCTACCTAGAGACATGGTTTGTTCTCCTGCGAACCATTCGCATCTGGTGTTCCCATATTGAACCATGTTCACGTTGTATTCGCGCGCCTCATATTCATCATGCGATAACAGCAATTACTACATGCGAACCATTCGCAATTGGGTTGGCAACGGTCGCACATGCGGTGTCAAGACATTAATCATACAACTTTAGAGACCGGGGGTGGGGAGGGGGTGTGAACATGGGTGTGTCCTATGTGCCTCACGAGAGCGAAGCGGGTACCTTTCCCCCAGCGGAGGCGGCATTTTTGCGAATTTGATAACTTGTGTAACGGGGGTTGACAAACCGGCAAAAAATGATAACTTACTATCACATTTTCGCACGGAGGGTTAATCATGGATGGTGGCGGCGAAACCTCAGCATTTACCTTGACCGGAACGGCGCGCAAAAAGGCGCACGGCGAGTGGGAAATTACAACCGACATTTTCGGCGGCCCAATAAGCGATGACACCCGCGCGTTCTACTCGGAAGACTTCTACGACTACCTGGACGGCCTGCTGCTCAATGACTAAAGACCTCTCGCCAAGCTCTTGGAAGACCCAGGAGCTTGGCCCCAAGATGAAAGCGCTCCCCAACGACCGGATGCGGCAGTTTGTCTGGGAACTACTTCTCGCTGGCGACAACAACCACTCCGCGGCGGCGACACGGGCCGGGTACATCTCAGAGAACCCTGGCTACATGCGGGTGCAGGCTCACCGGCTCTGTCACCGTCAGGACGTGTTGGCGGCGATCCAGGAGGTGGCCGAGAAGTTCAACCGATCCTCGGTGGCTATGGCGGTACGGGTCCGGGAACAAATTGCGAGTTCCCCAATTGCCAAGGACAGCGATCGGCTAAAGGCGGTCGACAGCATCCTCAGCTCGGCCGGGATGGGACCAAAGAGTGTACACGAGGTGAACGTGACCATCACCGACGCTCAGATGATCAAGGAGCTGACTGAGATGGCCAAAGTACTCGGGGTAGACCCACGGACCTTGGTGGGAGACAAAGCTACAACGATTGAAGTAAGTGATTATCAGGAAGTCTACCCTGGTCTGGAGGATCTGGTTTGAAAGTAACCCTTAAACTAGATGAAATGCGGATTACGTACCCTTGGCTATTGACTATCGAGGTGGCCGGTAAAGTATCGTACTTCGAGTTTGATACGTATGACGAATTATTGGAGTTCCGCGACGCTATACACAAGGTCATCCCCGTATGATTTCTGCACATTTCGAGCCGACCGGCGGTATTGTCCGCATTTTTCGTAATGGTGAAGGGTTCGGCGCCCCTTTTGATCTCTCCTTAGCTGTGGTCGGAGATGAGGGGGTTGCTACGCTCAAAGCCTTGTCTTCGGACGGTGATCTCAGCCGAGCCGACTTTTCAGCGATTGCTGAATGTCTACGAAAAGCTGGGTTCCATAAGATGCGCTGGACCCGGCATAGTCCAGAAGGGATTGACCATCGCGAGTTTCTGACCGATCGGCGGTTCCATCGGGATGGCTGACGAGATAGGGTTGATCCTTTATGCCGCCATGTTTCCGGCGATTTGGTTCGGTGTGTGGTGGCTTCTGAAGAATTAGTCCGGCGCTACCAGGCGGCCAAGGCTGCGGTCGAGCGGCGCCGGTTTCACGCCAAGGATTTCTTCGAGCCCTATCGGAAGCAGCAAGACTTCCTCGACGCCGGGGCCAAGTACAACGAGCGGCTGATCTCCGCGGGTAACCAGCTAGGCAAGACCACGGTGGGGGCGTTTGAAGCTGCCTGCCATCTTACGGGGGAGTATCCATCATGGTGGAGGGGACGGAGGTTTCAGGAGCCGGTGAACGCCTGGGCGGCCTCGATCAACGCCGAGAAGACCAGAGACGGCGTGCAAGCGCAACTCTGCGGGAAGCCGGGCGTACCCGAGGAGTTTGGCACGGGTATGATCCCGAAAGCGGCGTTCTTAGAGCGTCCCTCCTTGCGCCACGGAACGCACGCAGCTTTCGACACGGCGCGTATTCGTCACGCCTCCGGTGGTATTTCTATTCTCAAATTCAAGTCCTATGACCAGGGGGAAGACAGCTTTCAGTCCGAGACGCTTCACTTCATTTGGAACGACGAGGAGCCGCCGGAGAGGGTCTATAGTGAAGAACTGCCCCGGATAGCCAAGCACGACGGGATCATTTTCATTACGTTTACACCGTTGAAGGGTGTAACTGCGGTCGTCCGGCGCTATCTTTATGAGCCCGGCCCCAACCGCATCGTCGTCAAGATGGGGATCTACGAAGTCGGCCATTACACCAAGGAGAGAGCAGATGCCATCCTCGCCGCCTACCCCGACCATGAGCGTGCGGCCCGTGGTTTTGGCGACCCTATGCTTGGAGAGGGAGCAGTGTTTACAACTAGTAGGGGAAACCTGCTGGTGCCTGCTCCGCAAGGAGGCTTGCTCAATGTACCTCTCCACTGGCGAAAGCTATGGGGTATCGACTTTGGAGTGGGTCACCCCTTTGGAGCTGTCCTAACCGCGTGGGACCAGGACACCGACATCTTCTACGTGCTCTATTGCGTCAAGATCAAGGATGGTACGCGGCTCCAGCACATACCTGCTATCCGTAGCATAGCGAGCGAGGTTCCGGTAGCATGGCCACACGACATGACACAGAGGCGGGAGACGGGGGATGGCGACCTTGTTCAACTTGCCAAGCAGTACCGCGATCCTGGACCGGGCCAGCTCGGCCTGAATATGTTGCCTACCCATGCGACATTTGCGGCTGGCGGATATTCTTTCACAGCCGGTATAGACGAGATCGCGGACCGGATGCAGACCAACCGGTTCAAGGTGCTCGACATCCCGGAGAACGTGGAGTGGATGAACGAGTACGGGGCCTATCACCGGGAAAAGGGCCAGGTCGTCAAGGAGTTCGACGATCTGATGAGTGCGACCCGCCAGGCGATCATGGCGAAGCGGCACGGGAGGCCCATGCCGATAGGCTCTTCGACGGCACTTGGTAGACGTACTCGTAGAGGTGAGGCGGCCCTACTCGACCCTTGGACCGGTAAACCTATCTGAGATTGACAACTATTTGCATTTGGAGTAGTATCTAGGATGGCCGAAGCTGCGCACATGGAAGTAGTCCCGCTTACATCACGCGAGGTCACGTACGACCCCAGTTCGCAGACGGCTCTCCTAGAACGGGTGCAGAGCTTCGCCTTGGTTATGATCGCCGAGGAGGAGGCTCTGCACTGGACTTTCAAGCGAGCATGCGATCTCGAAGATTTTGCCCGTAACATTTTGAAGATCTTGCAAGATACCTGATGATAGATGCGCCTGACTACAAATGGGGCGACCCCGACGACGAGCAGGCGCGCGTAGCGTACTCCCTGAACCTCTTCCATCAACTCCGTATGCGACGGGTTGTGTTCGAGGGGCAGTGGGAAGAGGAGGCGGCCCTCTGCTGGCCCGAGTACCGCAACACCTTTACGTGGCTGCATGAGCGCGCACCAGGCGATAAGCAGACCCAATATCAGCTCGATAGCCACGGCTCGATCGCATCCCACAGGTTTGGGGCCGTCTGTGACAGCCTTATCACCCCGCACACCGAGGTCTGGACCAAGTACACCGTCTCTGACCGCAAGTTGAAGCAGAACCGGGACGTGAAACTCTTCCTGGACGAGCTTAATGAGGTGGTTTGGGCCGAGAGATATAAGCCAGAGGCCAATTTTGTCGGGCAGAACCAAATAAACTGGCAAGCCTTGGGTGTCTTTGGCAACGCTGGCATGTTTGTCGACCAGTTTTACGCCCCGCACATGCCAAATCACAAGGGTTTGAGCTATCAGTCGTGTAGTCCGGGCGAAATTTACACTATTTTGAACTTCCAGGGGCGCGTTGAAGGGTTTTTCCGAGCTTTTAAGCGAAATGCCCGCAATGCTTACCAAATGTGGGGAGATAAGTGCCCACCCGTCATAATGAAAGCCCTGGAGGGCAACAGCCAGCACCTTTTTAACTTCTTGCATTTTGTCCACCCTCGTACCGACTGGAGCCCCTTCGAGATACTGACCCCGAAGGGCAAGCCATACTCTGCCTGTTACATATCGGTCGAGGGGCACTGCATCATGGAGGAGGGGGGTTACTATTCGTTCCCCCTTCCCTTCATGCGCTACATGGTGGCACCCGAGGAAGAGTACGGGCGCGGCCCGGCCGGCATGGTCCTCCCGGCGCTCAAGACCAAGAACACAATCAAACGGGATTATCTGGCAACGGTCCACCAGGCCGGGCGACCAACCTATCTGATCGGCGACGATGGCAACTTTGATTTCAAGAGCCACCCCGGCGCCTTTAACTACGGAGCCCCGTTCACCGCTGATGGTCACCCCTTGGTCCAAGTCCTCCCCAACGGGAAGATCGAAGACCTCAAGGATGCGATGGCCGAGGAAGGCAAATATGTTGATGATGCTTTTCTTGTTAGTCTATTTCAGCTTCTTTTTTCAGATCTTAAGTCCGGCCAAGGGCAAAAGACCGCCCGAGAAGTCGTTGAGTACGCCGCCGAGCGTGGCCTTTTTCTGTCCCCCACCCTCGGAGCGCGACACACCGACTATATAGAGCCGATGGGGGCGAGGGAGCTGGACATCCTCTCGTACCTGGGCAAGCTGCCGAAGATGCCTGATGCGCTCAGGGAAGCGGGAGGGGAGGTCAACATTGTCCCCTGTGGCCCGCTTGCCCGCGCTGCCCAGGCTCAGGAAGCCGCCGGGTCGCTCCAGACGTTGGAGGCAGCCAACCAAGTGGCCGCATACGACCCGACGATTTACGACATCTTCGAGCTGCACGAGATTTTCCACGACGTGGGGGAAAGCCGTGGGATGCCCGAGCGCCACTTTGCCAGTATGGAGAAGATGGCAGCCAAGGCGAAGCAGCGGGCGCAGCAGGCCGAGCGTGAGGCCAAGGCTAAGGAGATGCCGGCACAGGCTGCGATTATGAAGGCTCAGGCCATCGTCGCCAAGGCCCAGACTGGCGGGAACACCGGGGGAACATTGTCAGGCACGCCGCAAGGTGGGATGCCGCAGATACCAGGGAACCCGGCCGGACAACCGGGCCAACCGGGCATGTCAGGAAGACCAGCATGAGATACGTTTGGACGATCCTCCTAGTGGCTGCCATTGGTGGCTGTTCTCAGGTCACGATCACTGGGACCGGGAACACAGTCAACACCACGATCATGGTCAATGGCAATAGTGCAACCGTGCCTGTGTCTGCCCTACCAGGTGTGCCGTAATGTACGAACTTAATCCCGCCGGGTTTGAGCTTATTGAGATGTTCGAGGGCTGTTCGCTCGTTGCCTATTGGGACAGCATTGGTGATGTCTGGACGATCGGTTGGGGTCACACAGGCGGGGATGTTCACCGAGGGTTGCGGATTACGCAAACTCAGGCCGACATGCTGCTGTCGCAAGACCTCGGCGCGTTCACGATGTCAGTTAACGATATGTTGGGCATGGCGCCGACGACCGACAACCAGTTCGCCGCTCTGGTGAGTTTTGCCTACAACTGCGGTTCGGGCGCTCTGCACGGGTCGACCTTACTGCGCAAGCATCTCGCCGGGGATTATGGCGGGGCGGCGGCCGAATTTCCGAGATGGGATCACGGGGGCGGGCGAGTTATACCCGGTCTACTCCGTCGTCGCAATGCTGAAGCCAAGCTTTACCTGACCCCGTAATGGCTGACGATGGGAACCGGCGGCCGGTATCTGACCCCCAGGATTATGATGAAGGCCCCTACAAAATTCATACAGACGGAGGGCGTGCGCTGCCACGGCGCCGCGGTCCACGTTGGCTGAGAATTGGTTTGTCAGTCGCTTTGGCCGACGCTGGAACTTCACGGATAAGCAGCGGGCCTATCGACTGACGTTTAACCAAAGCCATGCCAGCCAGCAAGTCCTCGCGGATCTCTGCGATTTCTGCCGCGGGCTCGAAAGCACATTTCACGAAGACCCCCGGATGCACGCTTACAACCAGGGGAAGCAGGATGTCTGGCGGCGGATCGTCCAGCATCTGAAGTTGACCGAGGAGCAGTATATGGCGGTGCTGCAAGGTCGCCTATTAACTCCGCCAAAAGAAGGTGAAGAATGAGTGGCAGTTCTATCGGAGGCTATCCCGTAACCCCTGAGTTCGTGGCCGAGTTGGTCGCGGCCTACAAGGCGGTCGGCAAAAATCAGATCGCCCAGCTAACCCTGGAAGAAATACACGCCGCGTGGGAAAAGGCTCAGGAGAACAAATCGTGAACCAAGACGCATTGATGTTTCTCGTTGAAGCCATGCCACGGTTGCGGGCCATTGTTATGATGGTCGAGACCGGCAAGAAGTATGTGCCAAACGTGACCCCGGAGCCGGCTGACGTACCCAAGGCCGAGATCAAGGCAGCGGTAGGCCGGTTCCTCGAAGGCTACGAGAAGCGCGGGTTCGACGCCGCCAAGGCGCTCTATAAGGATCTTCAGAACGAAGCAGCCGGCCATGAGGACGGACCTGGGTTTTTCCGCCCGAGCCGTGAGACCGAGCCGGTACTAAAGCTGAACGCGCTCGTCCAGTGGATTGAGGCTCATTCGCAAATGCCGGATTGGGACGCGCGTAAGGCGGTGCTCGAAGACATCCCGGCGCTGTGGGCCGACACGATGCGCGATCTGAAGAGGGCTGCGTAATGGAACGGCTCGTGATATTGGGACTTTTGGTCGAATTGGAAGCCATGCTCAAAGGTTTACGGAAGGCGCTCCTGGGAGATTATCAGGATAAATGTGATCTCCCGGAATTGCACGCTGCTCTGATCAAGACAGGGACGGCCTTCCAGGACAAGGAGTTCTTCCGTGGCTGAGTGGTACGACGAGTTCGAGCCCGACGTTAAGGGACATATCCAGAACAAAGGGTGGGACAAGCTTGACCCAGCGGCGGCGGCCAAGGCGGCGATCGAAGCTCATCGTGGGGCTGAGAAGCTTATTGGTGGGCCAGCCGAGCAGATGGTCAGGCTACCCAAGGATGCGGCTGACGCTGATGGCTGGAATGCCGTGTGGCGCCGGCTCGGCAAGCCCGAGGATGCGAACGCCTATAACTTCGGTGAGGGCGTCGATGAGGATCTGTCTGGTGCGATGCGGGCAGCAGCGTTCGCCAACCACCTGACCCCGGACGCTGCCAAGGGCGTGTTCGAGGCTTTTGTCAAGCACGACACCGGCCGGAAGGAAAAGGCCGCCAACGAGGAAGCGATCACGGCCCGCCTCGAAGCCGACTTGCTCCAACGCAATTGGGGGCCGGAGGGCTCGCCGCAGTACCTAGCGAACCTCGACCTCGCGCAGCGGGCGACCCAGCGTCTAGGGTTCTCGGCCGACACGATCCAGAAGTGGGCCAAGGAAAAGGGCGGTGCAGCCGTCATGGAAGATGTGCGCAAGCTCGGGATGGCGATGGGCGAAGCTCGGTTCATCTCGGGTCAGGGCTCGACGCAGGGCGGGATCATGACGGCCGACCAGGCCGCGGCCAAGATTGTCGAGTTGAAGAGCGACGATGCTTGGGTCAAGCGATGGATCAAGAACGGGGCTGCGGGACCGGAAGGTCGCGAGCTGGATGACCTGGTACGCCGGGCGCATCCGAGATGATAGAGCAGGACTGGACCGTCGAGGAGGAGCCTCTAACCGCGCCGCACGCTCTGGCCAACGGGTGGGTGCAAGGGGCCAACCTCCCGGTTTTTGGCACCAACCACGTCAAGACCCTGACCACAATCGCCGGGCTGGTCGAGCCGGTGCCGACCGTCATGTACCTGACTTCGAGCAATTGGGCCGAGCTGGCTTTGGAGATCACGATCAAGTACGGCAAAAAGCCTACGCCCGGAACGTTCCGTGAACTGATCATCGGCTGCCTGACGGTGCGCAATGCGTTCACCGAGGACCAGGCCGCGGTCAACATGGCTAATGAGATCGGCGCCCGGAATGCCAACTTCCAGGAAAAGCGAAAGGCCCTGGTTTCAGGTAAGAACTGACATGCTCGGCGTGATCGTGTTTATCCTGTGCATCCTGGCGTTTCTCGCCCTCGCCGAAGGGCTATGAGAAATTGACGCATTTTTGATGTAACACTTCTGTAACTTTGTGTTACAAGGTGTGTCTGGGGTGTGGAGGAAAAAGGAACCCCCGGCACCCCTTGGGGGGAAGGGAACGCCGGGGGTTAAGTTTGAACAAGGCACGAGAGGGGGAAATATCGTGCCTTGCGTCAAACTTTCGTCCTTGACATCTGCTATATATACTAGCACATAATTGGTTAGCGCGCGCAGCCGTACACGGACGCTAGGTTCGTTCACAGTCGGTCATAGTGTCTGTTCCCCCGGTTGCGCGCGTGATCACGCACTTTCTGGCGTTCATCGAAGCGCGGGGATAATCCAGCCTAGTGGGTCCAGTGAACCTTAGGGTTGGACCTGCCGTGCCTCTCGATGACCCGCCCCGTCCTGAGCTGCACGCTCGCCCCCACTGATGCACTGACGAACCGAGTGGGGGTTGGACGGGGCGATTGCGACCTTGCCTACAAACTTCTTAACACTTTGTCAATCACAATTCTAGGCGCTCATCCCGCCTAGCGATCCGCCTGAGTAGCCGCAGGGCTTCATCGGCCGTTTTGGCTCGTCGGTGAAGGTGCCACGCGATGAACCCCAGCACCACGAGCACTAGGCTGTTAATGATCAGGTCGATCCACACTAGCTCAATCATTCTGCCTCCTTGAACAAAGTGCTTGACAAGTGCTTAAGTTTATGAGTTTGAAAATGTCATGTAAATGTCGCATAATATATATTCTGACACATGGCATATACATAGGCGGCGCCTAGTGTCAATGGCATTAGGACGTTTCTATGACGGTGAGTATTCTACTTATACGTCGTTGCGCCAAATGAAACGAGGTAGGAGGTAGCATATTGACCGTCAAGCAACCGCCCAAACGGAACTGGAAGGTGGTCTGGTACGTGAACGTTGAGAAGGAGATCGGGCCGCAAGCGCATATCCTGGAGGAGAAGCGATGTGTCCGCGGCCTGTGTGACGCCAAGAGCGGATGGCTGCTGTTCTTTAATCTTCGCGGTAAGCCCCACCTGGCCCGACCGCCAGAGCTATGGCGGGGACAGAAGCGCGTTCTCTAATTGTTCTTGACATTAAGAGTTATTCGCAGTAGTCTCATAACCCTGGGGTAAGTCCCAAAAGGCGCGGCATAAGTCCGGCTGTCTCCTCCGGCTTCGCGTGCGGGCTCCCAGACCCTATCTGGCTTTCGAGCCGTCCGGCCCCCGCAAGGATAAGGCCAATCACCCTTTGGCTTTAACCCTTGTGAGTGGGGCTTATGACCTCCGCAGGCAACAACCCATACGAAGTCGAACTGCTAACCACGCAGTACACGACAGCTCTGGAGCTATTGCTTCAGCAAACCATGTCCCACCTTCGCGGACGCTGCAAGAGCGGCACCCACGTTGGCAAAATGGCGTCGCCCGTCCAGCAAATCGGTGTCCTTGAGTTCAAGAGCCCGGTCGGCCGGTACTCGCCTCTCCAGTTCCAGCTTCCCAACTACACCCGCCGCTGGGTGTTCCCGAACGACCGCGATCTGCCGGTGCCCGTCGACACCTTTGACGAGCTGAAGACGATCGTTGATCCGAAGGGTGCCATTGCTCAGGCAGTGACCGCGGCTGGCAACCGCTTCTTTGACGACCTCCTGATCGGCGCGTTCTTCGCCTCAGCCAGCACCGGCGTCGACAGCAGCTCGCTCAGCACCGAGAGCTGGCCGACCAGCACCTACGTTGTGTCGGACACCTTCGACAGCGCCGCTTCCTCGGGCATGATCTACGGCAAGGTCGTAGAAGCCATGCGCATCCTGCGCCACTACCAGGCGTTGGAGAACAGCCCGATGGTGACAATGGCCTGTGGATCGCAGCAAGAGAGCGATCTGAAGAAGCAGGCGGTTGTGATGTCGAAAGACTTCAACGATGCGCCGGTCGTCAGCGATGGCAAAGTGACCCGGATTGCCGGGGTGGACATCATCTACTCCGAGCGGCTCAACACCAGTTCTTCGAGCACCCTGCGCAACTGCCCGGTGTGGGTGGAAGACGGGATGTACCTCGGGATCTGGAAGGACATGAGCACGCGGGTCGATGAGCGGAAAGACCTCAGCTCCATCCCCTGGCAGCTTTACAGCATGATCAGTGCGGGTGCGACGCGGTTGCAACTCGGCAAGGTCATCCAGATCAATTGTGCCGACACGACCGGCGCTGATCCGACCGCCCCATAAAGGAACGGATAGATGACAGCACCAGCAACGGCCCCGACGACCGCAGTCAAGTCGAACATCGTCACCAATCTCGATGCTACTCCGATCGTTCGGCCTAGCGCGGGGTCGGGCGGGTTCGGCCGGGTTCAGCGGGCTATCGCGAGGATTACCCCCGCGGCGAGTGCGGCTACTTCGGTTCTGCACCGGATGGTCCGCATCCCCTCAAACTGCATCGTGAACAAGGTCGCGGTTTTGTTCGATACTGCCGCCGGCTCGTCCGGGTTCATCGGCAACATCGGCCTGTGGTACTCGGATGCGCAAGACGGCACCAGCTTGGTCAACGTGGGCAACCTCACGGCCATCAGCTCGTCGTTCTTCGCCTACCAGTTCAACATGCAGAACTTCTATCCATCGGTGACCTCTGGTGTATTCACCAAGCCGTCCGATGGCACGACCATTGCGAGCGCGATCAACTTTGTCGATCTGACGTTTGGCAACGCAGCCGGCGCCTTGACCGATGGGCAGTATCTCCCCTCGCAGAGCGGCCTCCCGATTTGGCAGGCGGTGAGCAACAGCTTGGCTCTCCAGACCACGCCGGTCGGAGCGTTCACGGCTACCTCGCTGAATGGTCAGTTCACCGTGGCTTCGGCCGGTGGCTCGGTTTACGTCCAGGGACAAGACCCCGGTGGGTTCTTCGACGTTGGCGTGCAGCTCACCACCACGGGCGTTACGGCGAACCAAGTGTTCAGTATGATGGTTGAAATTACGGTTCCGGGTTAATGGCTAGGCAGCAAGTCGTAATTGCCGCATCTGCCGGAGTTAGGAAGACCAGTTCGGAAAGTGCTGGGACTTCCAGCTCCGGGGATTTGGTAATCGAGATCGACCTGACGAAGTTCGCCAATATCAACGCGCTTCGGGCAGCGTTCAACAAAGCGCTCTTTGAGTTTGCAGGGCAGTTGCCGCCATGACGACGACCAATACCTATCTCAGTTCCAGCCGGCCGTTTGGTCAGGTTGGAAAGAACAACACCGTCACGATCACCACCACGTCGACCTCGGCGGCCGAACTGGAAGTGCGGGTTATGGTAGCCACCCCAAATTCGGGGCAGCACAACATGACCAAGCAGGAAGTTCTCCAGGGTCTCGAAGAGATCATGATGTTTATCCTTTCGGGCGGTAGTGCGGAACTCGGTCAAGGTGGCGCTTCCAACAACGTACCGCTCCCACTCGACGCTCCCACAGCCGGCGCATAAGAGGGCTTTATGGCACAATCAGTTACAGTCAACAGCGCGTCGGTCCTGTCGGGCGTACCGCAGAACCCCGCGAATACCCAGGCGGCCGATGGTGTCGCTGGCTTGGTCAACATGGGCCATCAGCAAGAGATGCTGGTTGCCGAACTCGGTGATCGTCATCGCCTAATGGCTGCCCGCGGAAAGGTTTTCTGGGGCGCGTCCACGACCGCGGCGATCTCGATCCCGGTCAATACCACGACTTCGGCCCACACCTTCCTGCTGAACAATCCGACCGGCAGCGGTGTCAACGCTGAGCTGATCTACACACAGCTCGACCTGTTGATCACCAACGCTTTTGCGGCGACCGCCCTGATTATCGGCTGGTCGGTGTTCAACAACGTGTCAAACGTCCTGTCGTCCTTGACCTCAATCCCTGGTCCAATCCGGGCTGGCGGCAACCCGACGAACTTTGGCGGCAGCATTCCATCCTGCACGCTGTATAGCGCCGCGACCACGGGTTCGGCTCTAACGGTGGCAGCTAACTGGGGCTTCCCGCTCTGGTCGTTCCCGGCGTCGTTCAACCCGACCGCGGCCATTACGCCTCCGGTCCTGCGGCGTGACCATCTGGGCTCGATCATCCTCCCGCCGGGCTTCGGTCTGAGCTTGGTTGCTTCAACGGCGACCGGCTCGAACACCGCGGTCCCGAGCGTCATGTGGGCAGAGTACCTGCAATAATCTGATGCTACGCATCCAACCCACAGGCAACCCGACTTTCGACGCGGCCGAGGTTACGGCCTACCAGACCTATATGCAGGCGTTGTCTGCAGCGGGTGTGGAAGATACCGGCAATCCGGCGGCGATCGTCAATCTGCAACTGTACGAGGCCGGGTATCTCTACGCTTGTTGGCTCTCGGCCATGCAGCAATACCCGGCTGACACAGGGTTTCAGTTGGCCGCCGCGTCGTCAAACCGGATCACAGGGGCTCCCTCGCGCCCTGGCGCTCAGTACCGCGGTGCCAACGCGCTGCCGGTCTCTTACATGGCACCGGCCCTGGCAGGCATGATCCGCGCACGGGGTCAGGCGGCGATCCTCCCGGCAGGCTTCTTTGTTGCCCGGTCGGCGACGGTGGCTTCGGGCGGCTCGACCAACATGGCCGTGATCGGGGACATTCTAACCGGTACAACCGGCGCCACAACGGCCGGCAGCTTTTTAACTGCGGCGACCTTCACGGTAACGGCAGTAGACGGTGGTCCGCTCCCGACCGCAGTGAGTGTAAAGAACCCCGGCTTTTATCCAATCTCACCGGTGGGCGCGCTCTCGACCACAGTTAATACGTCGGCCTACACCGATGCGACCCTGACGGTGGTGTGGGAATTTCTGCCTACCACTTACAACTCGTAGGACCGCTCAATGGCTATACTACCAAATTCAGTTTTTCAGCTTGTTGGGTCGGTCATCAACCCAGCGTCTGTATCCAACCCACTCGGCAACTTCACCGGGGCTGGCCTCGCCAAGCATGGCGAACTGCTCACGGGCCGTGTGCATGGCGAGCACTTCGTCAGCCGCATCAACGGCGTGGGCTTCGTCGGTTCATCGGGTGCAGCGGGCGTCTCGGCGATCCACGCTCCGGCCCAGACCACCGGCTCCTTCGTCCTCTACAATCCGGTTGGATCAGGCATCTACGTCGAGCTGGAGAGTGTCGCCTTTACCAACCCGACCTCGACCCAGACCCAGATCATCGCCGGCCTGTCTCTCGAAGGTTCAGTTCAGACCCCCTCGGGCACCCTGACCCTCGCGACGGTGACCAGCGGGCTCCTCGGCTCAGGCAAGCAGCCTGTTGCTCAGTGCTACGGCTCCGGCCCGACGCTTGTGGCGATGGCCTACATCTGTGGTCTCGGCTTGAACATCCTGTCGACCGCTGGCATGTCCAGCCCGGCCGTCCGTGAGTTCAATGGCCAGGTTGTTCTGCTCCCCGGCTTCTCGATCAACATCTGCTCGACCCTGGTGCAGACCTCCGAACATCTCGGGGTGGATCTGTTCTGGTCAGAGTGGCCGATGTAAGATGGGACGGGCGCTATCCGGCGCCCTGCTCCTCGCTCTCTGTTTCGTAGGGCCGGCGCAGGCGCAAAACACCCCTTCCGACTGCGTACCGGCGCACTTCCTCTCGGCGGCTACCTCGGGCGGGCAGATCGTACAGGCGGCTGTGGGCAAGCACGCGCTCTGCTCGTTCATCGCGGTCACCAACTTTGGCGCGACGACCAGCGGCGACGTTCGCTTCTACGACACCAACAACATGACGGCCGCTTTGTGCAGTGCGCCGGCCTCTCTGGTAAAGCTGAACATCCCCGTCCCGACCAACGCAACCGCGGCCAACGTTGCCGGCATTGTTATCCCCCTGCCGGCTGATCTCCAGTTCTACCAGGGGATTGGCATCTGCTACACCGGCGCCGTCACCGACATCGACACCACCACACCAGCGACGAGTGCCCAGGTAAACTACGGGGTGCGCTGATGTTGCGGCGTATCATCGTCGGACTTGCCTTTGCCATAGCCCTGTTTGCCGGCCACCACGCTAGAGCAGCGATTGCTGAGGACACAGCTTCTGCGGCTGCTGTCAACGCATCTTCAGGCACGCTTGGGATAGCCCTAACCACCGCCGGGGCAAACGAGATCCTTGTTGTGATGGTCTCGGCTGAGAGCAACAGTACGAGCGTTGCCCCGCCGACAGTTAACTCTATCTCGGACAACTCCGGCACCACTGGCACCTGGACCAAGATACTACATGGTGCGGCTGTCAACGATGGCACGATTACTATCGGACAGTCCGCCGAAGTTTGGATAGCTGCCGCCCCGTCCCAGATTACTGCTAAGACCATTACGGTAACTCTCTCAACTACCTACGATGAGGCGTCGGCAACCGTCATCGCATACACCGGTCAGGGTGCCTCATTGTCTAACTATGAGGCCACCAATACCTCATTGACCGAACTTGCTAGCGGCGGGAATTTTGCCGTGAACGCGACTTCATTGTCTTTGTCAGCGGCGACGGTGTGGTTCGGCACGTCCGCGGCCAACAACGGCCCTCCTACGAACATGTGCGGAAGCTCAACCAACGCACACGTATATGGCGGCACAAACTCAAACGTTGGATTTCTAGCACGGGCTACCGGGGACAGGGCCACAACTACCGGATTTTCGGCTCAACAAACTGGCCTGTGCACAACCGCCAATGGTGCAACCCCTGCTACCGCTACCGCGGTGGGCGGCTGGTTCGCGGTGTTAATGCTGTGCAATCCCTGTGCCGGGCCGGGCGGTGGCAGCTTGTTCATCCGGGGATGCTGTACTTCCTTTGTGCCTGACCCCTTTATCCGCCAAGTGGCTTGGTGAGTTGTGAGCTACGCCTTTGCTAACCCGGTCGACATCTGCAACCGCGCCCTACAACACTGCGGCGCCCGGCGGATCACGGCGACTACGTTAGGGACCGAGCAGAGCGTTCAGTCACAGGAATGTACCTTTGCTTATGATAAGCTGCGCCTCGCGGAGATGGAGCGCAACCTGTGGACCTTTGCCATCCGGCGTGCGGCACTCCGGGCGATTGACCTGTCGACCCAGATCATTACTTTTCCGGTCTATGCGTCAGGGACCACTTACGGGCTAGGGGCGATCGTCCAGTACCCGACAAGTTCAGGCAACTTTTGGCTCTCGAACCAAGCGAGCAACGTCGGCAACACCCCCGGCCTGTATCAGACCGCAGGTTACTCGGGTCAGGTAGCCTGGCAACAATACTTTGGCCCTCTGACCGCCGACCTGTGGAACTGGAACAGTGCCGCGGGGGCAACCAACACGACGAACGGCAACTACTCGGCCGGCGAACTGGTCTACATGGTGCCGAGCACCCCGGATGGGACGTTCAAACTCTATACGGCGCTGCTCAACAACACGACCAACCAGCCCACGGCGGTCGACGCCTGGGTTAACAACCTCCTCTATTCGTCAGGCGCGGTGGTGTCCTACGCCGGGACCAACTACCAGTCCCTGATCAACATGAACTTGAATAACACCCCGGTAAATGGTACGATATGGACAACGACAGTAACCAACCCCACGGTTTCGGGCTCATGGCTCCAAGTCAGCTCGCCAACCCTATCGTATCTGCCGATCAGCTTCCCGCTGACGACCGGCCCCTATTCGGACACCACGAGCCAGAACGCTTATCGGCTCCCTGCTGGATTTTTACGAGCAGCTCCGCAAGCACCCAAGGAGGGCGCCTATCGTTACCTCGGCGGCCCGAGCCGACTGATCCCTGACGATTGGGAACGCAACGGCCAATACATTGTCTCGGGTAAGACTGACCGACTGATCCTATTCCGCTTTGTGGCCGATGTGCAGGACGTAACCCTGATGAACAATATGTTCTGCGAGGGCCTGGCCTGCCGGATTGCCCTGGAGGTGTGGCCGCGGGTCACCCAGGATCGCCCTAACATCGCTGCGCTCAATTCGCAATACCGGCAGTTCATGCAGGAAGCGCGCGACACCAACGCCATCGAGCAGGGTCCGACCGAGCAACCGGAAGACAGCTATATTACTTGCCGGTATTAACCCATGCCGAAGAGCAGTCCAAACCAGACGAACTTCCTCGGCGGGGAATGGTCCAAATGGGCGCAGGGCCGTACCGATGACCCGCGCTATGCCACCGCGCTCTCGACCTGTTCCAATGCCTATCCGGTGGAGGAGGGGGCTCTGGTCCGCCGGCCGGGCACCGAGTTCATCTGCTACCCTTATAAGGGCAATCAGCCCCGCCTGTTAAACTTCGAGGGTGAAGCAGCCGCGGCCTATGCCTGTGAGTTCACGGTTAACAGCGGGCAGGGTTACCTGCGCTTTATCCAGGGCAACACCTTGGTTGTCGACGATGACGCTGGCAGCCCCGCGATCATCAGCGCCAACGACATGGGCAACCCGGTCAAGGTTACGACCAGCGCCACCCCTGCCACTTGGTCGACTGGCGACCAGGCCATTCTATTCTGGCCCGCTGGGCAGACCGTCGTCAATATGGGCGGCCTCCAGAACCAAGTCCTGACCTTAACTAAAGTCGACGCCACACACTACACGCTCGTCGACATGAATGGCAACAATGTCAATGGCGGGGCCTGGGGTGCCAACGTCCTAAAGAATGCAGCCCTGCGCCGGGTCACCAGGCTGACCACCAACTACACGGCCCAGGCCCAGCTCACCGCGCTCCGCATCGTGCAGAACGAGCAGCAAGCGATCCTGCTGTCGCCTACCGTGGCCCCGCAGACGCTTAACGAGTGCCCGACCTTCTCGATCGCCCAGACCGCCTTGGTCGACGGCCCCTACCTTAACACCCCGCAATCCATGTCGGCTTCGGTCAGCGCTTATACCGGAGCCATCACCTTCACGGCCGGGAGTGCTGCCTTCGTCGCCACCGACAGCACCGGGGGCAGCGGGACCGGCACATTCAATCGGCACATCCGCATATTCACCGAGCCCGCCGCCTGGGCCTCCGGCACGACCTACGCCGCCGCGGTCTATGTCGTACAATGGCGGA